CCACGGAACATCCAAACAGCATTCGTTTGGTATTGCACGGCACCGGCACCAAACATTTGCACGTGTAACTCGGGGGCGTGTGTGGAAAAGTAATTTCGATCTGTGTGAGCACCGAGCATTTCTACTACAGTATCGCCAGCTTTCAATCTTTCTATACGTGCCATTGCTTTGTTCCTCAGAGTATGCTATAGTATTTATGTCTTTACCATTATAATGGAGTCAGTACTATGCGAACTATTTATGATCAAACCCGTGCGGATATCCTCAAGGTATACGCTGTAGCCAGAGCGTCATCCGATTTACAGGGTGTTCCATCCAGCACCATCGAACTCATGAAGGACAGTACTATTGCCAGGGTGGATGAAATGGAGGCTGCTTCCAAGGCTGCTAAGGGCGATTGTGATTGCTGCGGCTGTGGGAAGTGCGGATAACCATTGAAATCAGCACGGGTTGGGGGTAAATAATATACTACCCCCAACTCACCGAGGCGGAAATGTTAAAGACCGATAAAACCTGCACTTGTGGAAATTCCACCCACGAAAGAACTCTCACTGAAAATTTCAAATTTGTATGGGAATGCACCGAGTGCCATGCGCAGAGTGCCTACCGCAACAAGGCAAGTCTGAAGAAGAACCAGAAATTTCAAGAGGTTGCGGTCACCACTCCCCAGAAAAAGGCTCTTACTAAACTCCGAAAGGACATCATCGAGCACGACGGTGAAGGCTATGAATTCAAAGAATTTATCCTGGATTCCGGCAGTCAGGGATCAATCTTCTTGACCTCAATCACCGGGAAGCCCGATGACGAAGGTACGATGGATTACATAACCGCAAGAAAATCAAGGCATATTTTCGTCAGCGAACGGGGCGACCTTGAAATATTGTCATCCGGTGGTGAAAAAATCACCGAGTACCAGCAGATCATCTCTAAAATTTCTTGACAGAATTTTCATTCTTTGGTATACTTGCTTCTCATTTTGAGAGAAACGTACCGGAGACCATAATGAAACAACCATTTTACAAGCATCACCCGCTGATGATAGCCGTCCTCACGTTCATGTTTTTAATATTCGGGTCACCCAATTCGAATGCTGCCAAAGGTGATTTCTGGTTGGAAGTCAATGGCACCTCGTTCCATGGTGAATCTGATTACCACGACGGTTATGAGCGCCGGTATGGTGAACTCCGTGATCTCGTCGGTCACCCAGGTTGTTGTATTGCCAACGAAGATTACACCCGACTCTACGTGAAAGAAGAGCGCCGGAAGAACTACAACTCCGCCAACTATGGTTTTGGTCTGAAGTACGGGATTGCCAAGTACGCTGATGCCTTTGTAGGCTTCTACGACAACAGCTACGAGAAGACCTCCTTTTACGGTGGTGTCAACATCAAGCGTGACTTCTATCCCGGTGGTGGTAAGTTCCGTGTTGCCCCCGGTCTGAAGCTGGGGCTGACTACCGGATACGAGGATACTCCCGACGACGACGCTGCCTGGGGTCCGGGCGGTACCGCACCTATGGCTGTCCCCAACATCGAAGTTGGTTATGGCTCCGTGTACACCAATGCTGGCTACATCCCGGCTATCGGCGAGCAGTCAACCTGGGTTGTCATGGTCCAGGGTGGAATTCGGCTGGATTTCTTGAAATAATTCCTTGACAGAATTTACCAGGGATGGTATACTGTCTTTTCAGTTACAGGAGAGAAATCATGATCTACATGCGCAAATCACGGTACGGTATGGTTGGTGTCACCATTGGTGAAGACAGAGCGGTTATCACGTCGCATGACCTCCCAGGATCGGAAATTCTTGGTAAGTTCGACACTCCGGAACAAGTCATCGCCGTATACCATGCGCAGATCGACGAGATCGATGCCAACATCGCAGCGATGAAACAGAAAGCAGAAATTGGAGCCCCGTTGGATTGGGAGCCGCCACAAACTCATTGATATGAAATGGGGGAGGTTTCCCCCCCCGTTCCACTTACTCGGCGTCTTTCTCTTCCGGCAGCCCGAGATCGGCAGCAAAGAATGACTTGGTGGTGTACCCATCACCAACCCCAGCTATTTTAGCCTCAGACTTCATAGACCGGTAGCAGACAGTCGCATTCGCCACTGAGGCAAACACGTCATCCTTGATCCCGTCAACCGTGGCGGCATATGCCTTCACGTTTCCAGAATTGATCCCGAGGGAACTACCAACAGCCCACGCATCCTGGTTTGCACCAAGATAGATCGTTGACCAGCCCTGTCCTTCCTTGGTTTCCAGCAGCGTCTTGATTTGGTTCTGCTTGAACTCCTGGGAGGTATTCTCGTCACCGTCCGTGATAACCACGAGTAAGACCTCGGGACTCCCCTCGATGCCCTCCAGGGCACTCTCGGTGCGACACACAGCCTTACCGATTGCATCGTACATCGGCGTGCCACCACGTGGCTTGTAATGTTCCTCGGTGATCTCGGGGATATCAGCAAGCGGGACCATATCCATAATGGTATCGATATGAACTGAGATATCACCATGCCAACCTTCCGAGTCGAAAACAGTAACCGATACCAGGACGATATCATCGTTCTTGTCTTCCTTCATGGTGTTGATATAGTTGTTTAACCCCTCTCGGGTTGCGCTGGCAATGCCCCGCATTGATCCGGACATGTCCAGAATGATGTGGCACAGGGTGTCAGCTTTGATCTTCGGTGTTTCTACAATCTTTTGATTCTTCATGATAAATTCCTATATGGTATGTTATTTGCGATATTTCGTTGAGTTCCATCCTGCGGGAGGCTTGCACCCACTGGTGACATTGGGGGATGCCGGGAATGGATTTGGCATTTCTACCGGAACCGGTTTGAACTGTTCCACCGGAACACCGAGCTTTTTCAGTCCCTGGATCGTGTCGTAATACAAAACGAACACGGACTCCGGACTTTCTGAAGCACGCTCGAACTCAGCATCCTGAGTTTTGAACTCGGTTGCCTCGCCGAAGCCGGTACCCAGACTCTTATCGGCATCTACGTCGCAGCAATCAGCAGTACTGGACACCGTATATTCCGGTTGTTCCAGCCCGCCAACTACTGTCGAAGAAAAGCACTGATGGGAATACATTTGGTTCCCACCGATTGGCTTGAACGGGTCGTAGGGTTGGTGGTTCATTTCACGAAGGATGTTGAACGGTTGCACGATTTTCTCTCTGAAAACCATAACGCCGATCATCCCCTGGTTGATAGGATTGGCACCCATCTCTTCGGAATAGGTCTTATCCCTCGAAGATGAAGCATTCTGCGGTTTGAATTGAAACTTTGCAGCCTGATCGTTGTCAACCATCCAGCCGGGTATCGTAATAACAGCCCACGGATCAATAACATATCCTGGGGAATTCACTCCGCAGTTTTCTCCATCAAGCACATTCAAGCCATCCACAGACGGGATTGCCAGGATACGATTGGGGGTTTTGTTGCGGATTTGAAGTTCATAGACGGAGTTTTTACGTCCTTCTATATAGGTATGCCCAGTAAACTGGACCTCTGTGACGGGGCGACCATTAACCAAGATCGACACCTCACAGTCACGTGACGTGTTAAACATTGTACTTCTCCTGTTCGACTTGGGACTTTAATGCCTAACTAACACGCTAGGTCTTGTCTTGATACTGCCCAAGAGTTTAAGTTAAATGTGGACTACTGGAGAGTAGCCTACATTCTTATATATGGTTAATGCTCATAGGAAAGTCGAGGTTCTGGGGTAAATACATTAATGAACAAGAGGACACACCATGAGTGAATTCCAAATTACAAACGAGCAGGGCGCAGATACTGCCGATATGGTCAAATCCCCGGAGGCTAAAAAGCGTCTGGAGAAGCTTTATTATGATAATTATCTGTTACTTGGTGGTAGTAACATCGAGGTCGATTTGGAGGACGAGGATTACGACGCAGCATTTCGTGGTGCTACAGAGACGTACCGCATGATGTCTTCCGGGTCCGTGTATAAGTCATACGGTGTTCTCAAACTCGAACCTGGGAAGAATGTCTACACCCTCGACGAGCGGGTTGACAACGTATTGAAAATCTCCCGATCCCGTGGTCTGTTCGGTGGTGCCGCTGGTGGTTCCGGTGCATTTGAATCCTTCGGTGCCGCAACTGCAAATACCCTCCTCAACGGTGGGCTTGGTCAGAACGGTGCAGCCTTCGACTTGTTCTCGTATGATTCTGTGTTGCAGTACCAGGAGACCCTGGATCGCCTGTTCGCCCGTGAGATGCATTTTGTATTCCGCCCGGAGACGAACACAATATTAATAACCCAACTTCCGAATGTCGATGAGCACGTGGTTCTCACCGTGTACGTTCTCAAATCTTACGAGGAGTTGCTTCGAGATCATTTTGCATACATGTGGTTGAAGAAATACACCATGGCGAATCTCAAAACCATACTAGGTGAGAAGTACCGCTTGTTCTCAACTCTACCCGGAGCCCAGGGTGGTACTGTTATGAAAGGCGAGCAGCTGGCAACTGAAGGTGCTCAAGAGCGTGACAAGCTGGAAGAGGATGCTCTCCTTTATATAGACGGGCAAGAAGTGCCCCAGCCGATCCGAGGTTAAGTTGTGAAACTACGCTCATTCCTCAAATCCATAAATTTGAACGAACAAGAGCGTTCGGAACCGTTTGTGTGGAATGATAAGAAAGTACATAGCATTTATAAACGCCTCGGTGCAGTAGACGACGGTGGTGATAATTGGTTTATGAGGAACCCTAATGCCAAAGTTTAAACCAACAAAGCCGTTCGGACTCTATAAGCAAGGAGCCCACTTCGGCAACCAGTCAAAAAACAGTAGGTTCCTATCCAAGTTGATGAAAGGTCACTTGGAGATGTCTGGTGTGTGGTGTAATATCTACCGACTGAAAGGAACGTTCGCCCAGGACGCAGACCCACTTGGCGTTCGCCAGGATGATAATGACTCCCCGGTACCGGTGGAAGCATCAGGGCAGGAGCCACTGGATGTCGGATCGTTCATGGGTATTCAAGACCCGATCCTCAATGAGAACAGAGACCGTGAATACGACTTTGATGAGATTCCGATCATCAAGGGTGCGTACACCGTTTCCCAAAACGAATTAGAATACGCCCGATTCGGTCTGGCGTTAGCCAATGATATCCTCACCATGGAATTCCATGCTGAGACTATGGAGATTCAACTTGGTCGCAGAATGATCCCAGGTGATGTGGTTGAGCTACCCCACCTGCGTGAGGTCGGTCTCGACGGGCGTGTGGCAAACCGTTGGTATGAGGTTGCTTCCATTATCTGGTCCCCGACGGGGTATGACCCGATGTACGCAAGACATATCTCTGCCGTGATACTGAAGCCCCTGCGACACCAGCAAGAATTCCTCGACCTGTTCGAGCGTGTTGATGAGTACGGTAAGACATTGGCTGAGCAGATGTCCACCAAGGATGCCGTCATGGCAGTCACTGAGGCTAATCAAGAGCTTGCCAACGAGCACGCTCACACAACGTGGTTCGACACAACTTATATGTATTTCGATCCAGATCATCCGGATCGCAAACCGTATCGCTGGATGGAAGATGGATTACCGGACAACGGATTACCGGTCGGGCAGGGCATTGAGTTCCCATTCAACCCATCCGATGGCGACTGGTTTATAAGGGTTGACTTTGAGCCTAACCGTTTGTTTAGGTTCGAAAATAACAAATGGAAGATGCGTGAGAAAGACATCAAGCGTGAGTGGCAGCCGTACAACTGGGTTGTCAAGCTTCGTGAGTTTATGTCGGATCGCTCATGCGAGGATAAGGACCGTAATTGGGAACTGCGCTCAATCCATGACGTACTCACTGATAGGGAACGTCGCTCTGATCCGTCGCCGGATAATCCGACTGAGAATGTTGAAGCTGACGAGATATCCCCAGGGAAGCACGCCGATGCAAACCCCTACGGACCCACGAACCAAGGAAATAAGTAATACAACAAGGTGTAGATGATGACGTTAAAACGTAAACCATATTTTTATGATAACCAGCTTAAGCGATTGCTTTTACAGATAATGTCGTGCTTTGCGGGGTATCAGGTAAGGACCGGCAACCAGCGAGATGGTAAGCATCGGTTCCTCGACGTGCCGATTATATATGGTGACATGCAGCAAACCGTCGGCTACATCATGCAGGGTGGCGGCGGCAACACGGCGTCATATCTCCCCATCATGTCTTTGTTAATGACGAGACTCTCGCAAAAGGCAGAGTGGAGGCAGAACCCGCAGCACTCGGAGAAATATAGTTTCCTCGAACGTGCTATGACCCCGGATGGGGAACTGTTGGTGAATCAGGCTGGGCAGAAGAAAACGGTCGAACGTTTCATGCCGGTGCCTTACGATATGACTGTCGATTTGTCGATATGGGCATCGAACCAGGATCAGGCTTTCCAAATCGTGGAGCAGCTGACGACCGTGTTCAACCCCGATATTGATATCCAGCTGTCGAATTCACCAGCTGACTGGATTTTTTTGACATCTCTGCTGTTCCAGGGTGATGTCAACATGGAAAAGGTGGTACCGACCGGAACCGAAGTTGATCCTATGTATACGTACACACTGTCATTTGACACCGTGATATGGATGTCGCCACCGGCGAAAGTATACGAAACTAAACACATTTATGAAGTCAATATGTCCATTTTAGATATGGAAGACGGTGATGATTTCGATGAATATCGTCCCCTGGATGGTTGTGTAATAAAGGCAGACGAGGACGATGTTCAGTTCCTCGAATCCCTTCAACCACCCGGCAATGACGACCATGACGACGAATTGTGCTAAAATAATAGTGGCAACACGTCCATTTTAAAACATTCCGTAACACCGGATTTTATATTTTTTGGTGTATACTGATATTTTTTGAAATCCGGATTATTGAGTATCGCTTGTTCCCGATGGAATGCATCTTCTACGGACATGGGTAATTCTGCCAATACTTTAAGGGTTACTTTGTTATAGCTCAGTCTAGTCCTGGCGTTATGAATCGTTATCCCTATCTTTACGAATTCCTCATCCGGGAAGGTAAACTGTACGATATAAAATATCCCTTTCCTTTGTGCTAGTTCGGGGTGATGTTTAAATATTCTGTTATTGTATCCACCTGGATGTTGTACGTATTTGCAAAGTCTACAATCTTTCCCCTCCAAGTGTTGGTATGCCTTTTGTTGAAATTCACCATGGTCTGGGCATATGATAGTTACGTGATGGTGTGAGTTGGTGTAAATGACTTTAGAGTAGTCGTATTCTATATCATGATTCATCTTTGAGCGTTTTATGAAAATTTCCGTGGTTAGTCTTCTCTTGTCGTGTTGACACTCCGGACACCCACTACCGGAAAGATGCGATCCGGTCTTCTGATTAAAATCTCCATGTTTACTACAGGTTATGATTATTTTATCCCTTGAACTTAATAGTTTCACCTTATTGTATTCATATTTTGGTCCATGCACATCAAAGGCTTTCTGAAGAAACTCATCACGTGACATATGTGGGTGTGCACATTTTGGGCACCCATGACCGGATAAGTGTGTGCTTGGTTTGGTTCCCCAATCTCCATGGATCGGACACGTGATGATTACTTTTTCATCAACCCGGTGATATTCTACTTTTGAATAATCATATTTATTATTGTGGATTGTGTTAGCCCGCTGTACGAATTCTTTATCTTTTCTATTTTTATCATTACCACACCTGGGGCATCCTTGCCCATGAAGGTGATCTACTGGACGTTGGCTGAACATACCGTGGTCGTTGCATATTATATCTACTTTGGTGGCGGAGTTGGTATATGTCGCTTTGGAATAATCGTACTTATGTCCATGTTTTTTATTAGCATTATCTACGAAAATATCAAGTGTGTGATCAACACCACCATTACAGGATGGACAACCATGTGAACCATAGATGTGTGCACTCGGCACCTGTAAAAAATCTCCATGCTCCGGGCATGTAATAGATATTTTTGTTCTACTATTAATATATTTGGATTTTGAATAATCGTATTTTTCACCATGAGCGTGTGTTGCTTTTTTTATAAACTCATCAGTTGTTAATTTTTTCACATTACAAATCCACATGTTTTCGTTGATGTATTAAAACTTACTACTTATTTACCAATGATAACTAAATATAATACGAGCTTAATCAAATGTCAATAGGAAAAATAATATGGCCACGTCTCCTTCAGTATCGGTAACAGTAAATGACCAGTCCATCTACAGTGAACCGAGTCCCCAAACAGTGCCGCTGTTTGTATTTGCAACCAGGGCAAATAAAATTACTCCTGATGGTTCCGGAACCGCTCCTGGTACTACAGAATCTAATAAACTTCGGGTAGTTTCTTCGCAGCGTGAACTGCTTCAGAATTATGGCAACCCGGTGTTCGTAACTGCCGACGGTGACCCCGTAAACGGCGACGAGACCAATGAATACGGTCTTCTTTCAGCTCACTCTTTCCTCGGACAGGGAAGCAGGGCATATGTTATACGTGCAGACATCGACCTCGGTCAGCTCGTTACCACTGATGTCGAGCCAGTTCTTCCTCCCCCGGACAGCACTTACTGGATCGATGAAGATGCAGTGGTTGGTGGTATCTTCCGCTTGGTTGGTGCAACTTGGCAGGCAGTTCCTTTCTCAGTATACACCACCACCCCTACGTCAGTAGATGGTGTAGATGGTGACTGGGCGTTTGACTACTCGAATGCCGATGGTGCTATCAAGTTCAAGAATGGTGGCGTGTGGCACGTAGCCTCAGATGCCGAGCTTCAGGCTGAGTACGGTGCAACAACCAACTTACATGTTTCCCAAACTGGTCCGGTTACTCCTGACGTTGGTGACTTCTGGTACAAGACAACTTCTTCTGCCGGTGGAACCAACTTACAGCTGACCCGTTTCCGTGCCGCTGATGGCGTCTGGATTACCCAGGCTATCATCCGTGATACTGTGATGCCGGTTCCTAACGAAGGTGTTATCTGGGAAGACGTTTCATTCATCAACATCACTGGTGCCCGCCCGCTTTATGTCGGCACTGGTCTTGAGTTCATCCCACTTCCAGTTTTTGTACAGAACGATGCTCCGGTTAGTGAGCCAGCAACTGGTACCTATTGGTTCGATGACAACATTACTACTTTCGGTCTGTATGTTGAAGGTACAGATTACGGTTATGGCAACCAGTGGGTTCCTATTGAAACCACCACCGTGTCAAACCCGACTGCGTTGCAGAAAGTTATCTCCGGCTCCGCTCCTGCGTTCCCGAACGTTGGTGCTATCTGGGTTGACATCTCAACCGCCGACAACATTGACAACTGGCCAGTGATCAAACGCTGGGACGGTGCCATCTGGGGCGATATCACCAGTGCTGTTCTTATTCAGTCTGATGACCCGAATGCGTCCGCTGTGGTGAACGGTACCTACTGGATGAACACCGGCGAGTCTCAGACCCGCAACACCGTCAAGGTTTATGATCCCACATTCGAGGCCGTTACGGTCACCTTTGATGGTTCTACCTACAGCGTGGTTTCCGAGACTGGCAACTACTGGGCTCCCGCAACTGGTGACACTTTCGGTCGCCGCTCACAGCGTGAAATCGTTGTTGAGAAGATGCAGTCATCCCTGGTGGTCAACGACGAGATTCGTGCCGAAGTGAACTATTTCCAGCTCATCACCAGTCCCGGTTACCCTGAACTGTATGACGAGATGAATGCTCTGAACACCGACAACAACGAAGTTAGCTTCATCGTTGCCGATACTCCGAAGTTCATGATTCCGAATGGCATCCCGACTGGTCGTGAAGTTACCGCAGCTGAATGGATCACCAACGCTAATAACGTTGTATCCACCGGTGAAGATGGTTTTGCTTCTGCCCCGTCCGTATACGCTGGTTTCTGGTACCCCTGGGGTATCTCCACCAACGTTGACGGCAACGACGTGTTCGTTCCGCCTTCACACTTCATGATGCGCACTATGGCTTACAGCGATCAGGTTTCTGCACCTTGGTTCCCGCCTGCTGGTTACACACGTGGTCGTGTTGACAATGCTGGTTCTGTTGGTTACCTGAACAATGATGGCGAGTACGTGCCAGTGCAGCTGATCAAGTCTCAGCGTGACGTTCTTTATGAGAACAACATCAACCCGATTGCGTTCATCCCGAACCGTGGTTTGACTGTCTTTGGTCAGAAGACCAACGCAGCAACCGCTTCTGCCCTTGACCGTGTAAACGTCGCCCGCCTCATCGCCAAGATGAAGTACGACCTTACCCGTCTCCTGGAGCCGTTCCTGTTCGAGATCAACGATCCGGTCACCCGTCGCTCTGCAACGGTTGTTACCGAAAGGTATCTTGCTGGTCTTAAATCCCTTCGTGCTCTGTTCGACTATGCAGTACGTTGTGACGAGGCTAACAATCCTCCGTCGGCAATCGACCAGAATGAACTGTATGTTGACGTGGCTATCAAGCCTGCGAAGAGCATCGAGTTCATCTTTGTACCGATCACAATACTTGGCACCGGTGACGAATTCCCGTTCTAATCTGAGATAGGTATTGAAAAATTGAAGGGGTGTGATCATATTAAGATCATACCCCTTTTTAATTGGGGCGGATAAATTGGAAGATATTATGATAACAGAATCTGGTGGTATAGAAGAAAATAAGCCACCCGAGCTGAAGAGTTTGAATTCGTTCGCCAAACTACTTGACGGGGCTGTCCCCCTGGAAGGTACTCCTTTTTCTGGGATGGGAAAACGTAAATACATTCAGATAAAGCTGAAAAAGCATAATATCGCATTCGAACTATTTGCCGAAAGTATCATCAGTCCAGCCCCAGCAGATGTCGGTGTCGGTTACGAAGAAACTGATGTAATTCAAAATCATGGAGTAATCCGGTACAATATCACAAACGATACCGACACTATCGAGGATCGCCGATTTGAAGGGGATTACATCCCATTCACCGATTTCCTGGAACAATATATTTCCGGGGATAACGCAAGGAATTCCATAGAACTCTATATGGATCAACTGATTGAGAAATCCAAGTTGACAGAAACGTTCTTCACCAACATGAATAAATTATGGAATGATAGAGAAATCAACACACCGAGGATTTACGAAATACCAATATGCTAATTTTACTCAGTCACGGTTCTTCTGTAGCCCAGGAGGACAACATAGTTTCCGGGCAGGTTAACCACTTGATGTCAGAAGCCGGAAGGGAAGAAGCCACCGATGCCGGTAGGAGCTTGGCTGACTATGATATTGACTATGTGTTTTGCTCGGACCTTGAGCGATGTCAGGATACCGCCAATATAGTGCTGGCGACTAACAACTTCTCAGATAATGTGGAAATGGAACTGGTCCAGGAACTCAGGGAACGATCTTACGGCTCTCTCGAAGGTACCCCATACCCTGAAGTCAGGAAAGCCCTCCCTCCCAGGAAATACAAACTGTGGAACCGGGATTATTTCGAAGCTCCCCCACAGGGCGAGTCCTTACAGGATGTGGAACAGCGGCTTATACCATTCCTCAAGGAAACAGTGTTCCCGCTGGTTGATGACAATAAAAATGTTTTGTTAGTGACCCATAATGATGTGATAAAAACCATCATCGGACACTTGAAGAAATCAGACGAAACTGATATTATAAGGTGGAATATAGAAAACGCTATTCCCTATTTCTTTTACGGTAAAACTTGCGACTAAAGGGGCACGCACGTAATGACATCTGATGATGACATGGTTATTATCGCCGGTACTTCTATTCCGGGGCTGGCAGACAAGATATCAAGACAATCGTGTGGGAAAAATAAGTGGAAGTCGTTGGCTAGTGCGGAAATCACGGTGTTTAGTGATCGGGAAATCTCCGTTGAAATATTCGATTCTGTTCGTGGGAAAGATGTCTACATCATCCAGTCAGCTTGTGCCCCGGTCAACGACAATCTCATGGAACTGCTCCTCACGGCAGACGCCGTGAAGCGATCCTCGGCAAGGTCCATTACTGCTGTCATTCCATACCTGGGGTACTCCCGCCAGGACCGTCGTCCTAAATTCCGCAGGATGCCTATCTCCGCCAGGGTTGTGGCTGATATGATCCAGGCATCCGGAGTCGATGCCGTCATCACCGTGGATATTCACGCCGCCCAGATTCAAGGAATGTACGATATCCCGTTTATAAATGTTAGTGCATCCACCCGGTTCACCGCAGACATATACCATCGGTATTTCACCAATAATGTGGTGGTGGTATCCCCGGATGCTGGTGGTGTTGAGCGAGCCCGGTCGGTAGGCAAGCAGCTGGATGTTGATCTGGCAGTCATCGACAAACGTCGCCCCAAAGCGAACGTGTCCGAAGTGATGAACGTCCTGGGTGACGTTGAAGGAAACCACTGCATCCTGGTGGATGACATGATCGATACTGGTGGGACATTATGCAAGGGTGCGGCTGCACTCATAGAGAATGGGGCAACTGGCGTGTCGGCTTACTGTACCCACCCGGTACTATCTGGGAAAGCCGTCGAGAACATCGAAGGGTCGGTCCTCACAGAATTGGTGGTGTCGGATACCATCCCACTCAGTGAAGAAGCCACTGGAAGCAGTAAAATCCGGGTCGTCTCGATGGCTGAAAGCCTTGGAGAAACAGTGAGAAGGGCACATTCTGGCGAGTCTATCAGCTCGATTTACATGATGGATTAGAAAACAGCCCAACTTCTCCCCCTAAATACTCTACACAGGGTAAATAATCCTTACAAGAGTGTTTAGTGGAGAATAATTACAATGACAGTCAACAGTCTCGCAAATTTCGGTGTTCCAGGTCTTAACGGAGACCGCTCCGCTGTATTGCAACCAATTTTCAGCAACAGATACCGCACGTTGTTTTTCAACTTCGGAATGGGTCGTGAGCCCGCTCCTTATGATATGACCCGCCAGACCCGCAGGATCGGTCGCCCGGAACTGTCATTCGAAGAGCAGTCCATCTATTCCTACGTGTCCACCGTATATGTTGCTACCCGTGGTGAGTGGAGTGAGCTTACACTGACCCTGTTTGATGACATCACTAACTCAGCCATGCGCCGGGTCCAGAATCAGGTGTCCAAGCAGCAGAATTTCTTTGATCAAACCATGTCCAGGGCTGGTGAGAACTACAAGTTCGAACTCGACCTTGACGTACTGGCTGGTGGCGCAAGCGCCGGTGGTACTGCGGCTGATCCTAACATCATCCAGAAATATTCGTATGCTGGTTGCTGGATCAAGAGCGTTAACCTGGGTGAAATGACCTACGAAGACGCAAACGCAATGGAAATCGAACTTACGATTCGTTACGACAACGTTATCGCATTCGACCAGAACGGCATCCGTATGGGCACATATCGTCACACCGACGAGATTCAGTCCCAGGAAGGTGTTGGTTCATCCGGTACTGGTGCAGGTGGATTCAACATTTCCATCGGCGACAGTGGTGTATCCATCGGAAATGGTTCGTTTGGTCTGAGTGTTGGTGGTGCGGGCGGAGGCTTCGGAATCAACTTCTAATCAAATCAACCTTCGTGCAGGTTGCGGGGCTCCTTCGGGAGCCCTTCTTATTAGCGTTTGTGTTGTAACTGCTTGAGTTGTTCTTTCTTAATAGCACGCTGATTCAAACGGATAGCTTCTTTCTTCTTGAGCCGTTTGACTTCGGAGGGTTTGGTGAAATATCGACGATCAGATAACTCTTTGATCGTGCCGCCATCGAACATTTTCTTCTTTAATTTACGCAATGCACGTTCAACATTACCATTTCTAACTTCGATTTTCATAGTATCCTCATTTTATTAATAATATCGGAGTAAATATATTTACTAATACTGAAAAATTGGGAACCAACTTAATGGGTGCATTAGACGAATTACAGAGTTTTGTCCAAACCAAGATTCTCCGCCAGAAGAAAAAGAATGATGACAGCGCCAATAATGCTGCATCTCCGGGACAGGGTGACACAACTCACGGAATAGTAGGCGGTTTTCCGTTTATGAACTATGCATCTGAGCGTGTCAACCTGAGACCACTGATGGTTCCCAGGCAGAAATACACCTATATGGTTGAATTCCATGTAAATGAGGATGCTCTCCTGGACGGGATCGCAGTAACCAACCTCAAGAAATTCCTCAATAACGGTAACATGTACACCCAGTTGAAGCGAATCGATCACCCCAAACCCTCATTTGCCGTCGAAACGTTGCGCTCGTACAACAAATACGTGAAGCTCCCCACTAAGATGGAATTCCCGGCAGCATCGATGACATTCGACGATGACACCACTTCCATTACGGCAGCCCTGATCAAGGAGTACATCAACTTTTACTCCCACTCCGGCGACATTGGGTCAGTATTATTGACGGATGGTAACACGAGCAGTGTTGGACCAGTCCGCCCACCGAATTTCAATACCGCTTTTGGCTCGGATGCATTTTCATACGATCAGCCGAATGTGGGGTACAACCACTTGATAACGAATGCCGAAACCGATGAGCCCCGCAGTCATATGAATTCCAGGCACTCGATGGGTCTCAAGTTGAAGCCCAACTACAAAAGGCATTTCTTCAACAGCATCGTGATATACGATTTGGGAACCGAGCCAAATTCTGTCAACATTTATTATTTCCACCGTCCGGTGTTCACCGCAATCAACCACGACGGGCTGGATACTGAAGATAGGACATCCAAGGTTGAGGTGACCGTCAACTTCGAGTACGAGAACTACTATTTTGCATTAGGTAGGAGCACGTCTGAGGTTGCGGATGCAGTTGAGCTTCTGACCGGGGTTCGACCACCGGATCAGGTAACGTCCGACCTGTTCGACGGGTATCACGGTAAGATGGAAGATCAGAAGAACAATTCGGTGCCGGTATCCAAGACATCACCGAACCCGATGACGCCTATGCCGGAGACCACCACTCCACAAGTGGTATTGGGACCAGGGAACATTGTGCCACCCAGTTTCAGACCCCCATCCGAGATTGAGGATGATATAGAAACCGTTCGTGGTGAGCTTACGGAAATCTCCACACAAACAGCGAGTGGATCAACCCCGGAGCAGGATGCCAGGAAGACTGCATTGAACAACAAACTGGAGGCTCTCAACGCAGAACTCAACCAGTCTGTGGCTGTGGTTTCTGAGCGGCAGAAGACCGAGCAGGCAGCACCGGCTACCCAGAGTGCTGTGGAAAACACCAAGAAGCAGATGGCCGCCGCTGATGCTGGTACACCAGAACAAACGATGCCGAACCCGTCTAATTTAATAGTTAATGGAAGGAACAGGGACCAGTGGCAAGATATTCATAACAGGGCAACAGTCATGCACGCTAAACTAAATGCCGAAGCAGACTCTTATAGGGAATCCATAGAAGAACTGGAGAGGAATGGTGGGGCATTATCGGATATAATAGCCATACGTGAGTTGGAGATTCAAGCACGCCAAGGAGCCAATGACCAAGCTGAATTAAAGAGACTCGCAACGGAATCAGTAATAGAAATAGACGAAACAGAAAACCGCCCATTTAGACCGTTGTAATTATGGCAAGAGGAATCCGAACAAAATTCACCCCGCAGAATCCAGAGAAGTATGATGGATTATTCCCCATTGTGGCAAAGTCCTCGTGGGAGCTTGAGTTCATGCGGTATTGTGATAACCACCCGGACGTACTCAAGTGGTCATATGAGCCTGTAAAGATTCCATACAACAACCCAACCAAAGCCAACAAGACGCAATCGCTTTACCTACCGGACTTCCTAGTGACGTTCGTACAGAAGGGCGGGCAGACTACTACCAAACTGATAGAGATCAAACCACTACATGAGGCTGACCAAGGATTCGCCCGCAACTCAAACGATGCCGTTGCAAAGATGCAGAACGATGCCAAGTGGGCAGCCGCCCAGGCGTGGGCAATGCGTAGGGGTATTGACTTTTCTATAATGACCGAAGCCGACCTGTTTGCCGGTGGTGCCAATAAGAAACCCAGGCAAAACCCGATCCGGGCAGCGGTTCCAGCCACGGTTAAAGACCTGAAGCCGAAGGTTTACAAGAAGCGTGGCGGATCAAAACTAGCAAAAACAATGGGAAAGAGTAGTAAAAGACCAACTAGTAGGCTAAGTAAGGTTAGGAGTGGAGTTTCCAGTAAAGTTCGGAAATCCCCGAGGATTAAGAAAACATGAGTATCAACAAGACAATAGCTGAAAGTCTTGGGATGGAAATCCCGGAAGAGGACGAAGTGGACCACTCTCTCGTAGAGATAGCCCCCCATGAAGTCCCTGAGCCGGTTGAAAATCCAAACCTCCCCAGTCTGGCAGACGAGGATCGTCGTATGCTAGAGGGTGAGAAGCAGCTTGAAAATCTCATCAAGTTGGGGATGAATACATTCACCGACCTCGATGACAAACGTGCCGACATCGACCCGAAGTATCTGAGTAGGCACATAGAAACGTCCGCCCAGGTATTCAGCCTTACTCTGGATGCCGTTAAGCACAAGACAAATTTACAGCTCAAGAAGAAAAAGCAGAAGCTGGATGAGGCTGGGTTTGAGGGTAACACCGGTAAGTCCGGTGATACAAATAACAATTTCTTCGTCGGCTCCAGGGAGGATTTGCGCAAGCTAATCAACTCCGGTGGGCAGGCGGAATCAGAAGCAACTCCACCGGTGCAGGATATGCAGGGTGTTCAAGAGTCGGATTCTGATAAATAAAGGGATACTGTGGAGAAGAACCATGCATAAGAGTTTACGATCAATCCTGGCTGAAAGTGATCAGGAATTTACTTACTGGGTCAAATCGACTTATAACCTTCATGATCCTGAGACCATGGACCAGATTCGGCTTGCCATGCTGCCGTATGACCTCCGTGCAATCGAGAAGGGTGCATACAAGCCAATCGGTGCTGGAAACAAGGATTTCCCCAATGTTCCGAATTCTCCCTCGTATGCAGTAAAGGTTACCCTGGGTCTTGAGCCGCCCGAGGACAATGACGCATTACAGAAAGTTGCTCTGTTCACCCGCATCTTCGACGAGCATCTCCTCGTTCATAAGGATGGCGTGGACCCGCACAAAGAACTCGAAGTTGATGATGACGGCGAATACAAGAACTTGGCGCAGTCCGCCAAGGATTTCTCATCTTCCCTGGACGACATCGTTGATGGTGCTCAGGATGAAGTCGGTGAGAAGCGCATTGGTGCATTCCTGAAAGACCTTGAAGCCCAGCTCAAGAAAGAGCGTGAGGCTGTCCGTCAGATCACCCCGAAACTCAAAGAATCTTTCGTAACCTCCCACATGGCACTGAACCACTTGAGCCCAGGGTGGAAGCGTGGTTTCTACGTAGTAGAGCGTGCCCAGGCAGACCATGGTACCATGAAGGTCTCCGGTCCGTTTGAAAAGCAGCCAACCAATTATGAGTTTGTTGCTGACCTCGTAGTCGAAGGAGCCGGTTCTCTTACTGTGGAATCTTCCAGTAAAATAGTCATGGAAGCGTATGACCGTAATTTCAAATACACAATGAAGCCAACCTCGAAAGGCAAAACGGTAATAGAAACCAAGTATTCCGTGGACGTAAAAGACCAGGATACTGGTAAGTCCTACAATGTTATCGTCGATGCCCTCGATGACACCCGTGCTCGTGATCGTGCTGTCGTGGTGGTAGCCCGCCAGAACAAGCTGAATCAGGATAGTCTGTTAGCCACAGACCCACGTATGTCGTAACCCAAAAGGGCATTTATGGCACGGTTATCAGAAGAGGACGGCGGTAAGATAAAGCCTGCGGGCTTTTCTCACGAATTCACCAAGGAACAGGTGGCGGAGCTTATCCGATGTGGGAACGACCCCGAATACTTCATCCTCAATTACGTCATGATCCAGCACCCAACCCGTGGTGCCGTTAAGTTTCGCATGTACGATTACCAGAGACGCCTTGTGCAGGTGTATAACTCGTCCGACCGTGTTATTGCCATGTTACCCAGGCAGGCTGGTAAAACCACCACAGCAGCCGCATATTTGCTCTGGTGGGCAATATTCAAGGATGACCAGACCATTCTGATTACCGGTAAGGACCATGACGGTGCTAAGGAAGTAATGGGTCGTCTGTGGTATGCATACGAGGAATTGCCCTGGTGGCTCAAGCCTGGGGTAATCACTGATCAGGTTCACACCAAGAAATTCGACAACAAGAGCATAGTCCGAGCCGTTGCTACAACCCCGACCGCTGGTCGAGGTAAGTCCAACTCAATCGTGTACTGTGACGAGTTCGCCTACGTGCGCCCGAACATTGCTGAGGCATTCTGGACCGCTTTGGCACCTACCCTGGCTACCGGTGGTAACCTGATCATCACCAGCACGCCGAACACCGATGAAGATAAGTTCTCTAGTATATGGTTTAATGCTAATATTTCCCCAGAGTCTGATCACTGGGAGAGCCCGTACAGTGCCACAGAAAATGATGAGGAAGAGTACGAGACGATCTACGAGGATGAGGCAATCGAAGAGCGCCTCCGTGAATACAACGAATTGATGACCGGTGGTGACGACGACGATGAAGATGTGGAAGTCGGCTTCACGGGTATGTTTGTCAAGTGGGACCAGATTCCGGACGAGAAAGACCCCACTGGTTTCCGTGGTAAGAACTTCAAACGCAGGCAGTTTAAGGAAGGCTTCACCCTCGAACAGTGGGAACGAGAATACGAATGTAAATTCATCTCCGGTGACGCAACCCTTATCGCCCCAATAAAACTGGCATCCCTGAGTCACAACGCCAGGATTCCAAGGTTCATCGACCGCTGGGGCGGACGGTGGTACTCTGAGATCAAACCCAACTATGCTTATGCTGTGGTACTCGATCCGTCGCAGGGCGTGAACGCCGACGATGCGTGTCTCCAGGTATGGGAAATACCGACCATGACCCAGGTGGCAGAATGGAACGATAATCAGGCGGACCAGCCCGAGCAGGCGAGGATGCTTAAGCGTGTGCTCAAGAGAATTTATCTTACCCAGCAGGACGACCCGGAGCACCGGGGTGATGTCAATATCTATTACAGTGTGGAAAGAAACTCACTCGGTATTGGTATCATAAACATAATCGAGGAAAACGAGGAGTCGTTCCCAGGGTGGATGCTGGACTCCACGGCTACCACTATGAATGTCCGTGGTAGTAAGGGTGGTATGGACAGCCTGAACTACTACCGTGGTTTGTTAACCTCCGTGTCAACCAAGAAGCGGTTCTGCCTGGAGCTTAAGTCTCTGGTTGAGCGAAACCTATTCGTACCACGATCAAAGGAATTGATCACACAGTTCAAGAACTTCATTAAGGTTGGTAATTCATACCAAGCCAAAGAAGGCACCAAGGACGATATTGTCATGTCATGCGTGCTTATGTGTCACCTCATCGAAGAGCTGAGGTTCCACGAGCCAGACCTGGAAGACACGCTGTCTATCAATCTCAATGAAGATTATGATCAGGATGATGACAGCCATCCGGACAATATGGCATTCGCTCCCGTCGTATAAAATCCTTGACAAAATTGTCTGCCTCAGATATAATCTCGTCATGTCTGAAAATAATCTATGTAAAATATCATTCGAAACGTGGTGGATAAAGAAATATTATCCTCATGAACCGCCGACTTACGACGATTCTATTGATTCGTCAAATGAGGCATGGGCTGGATGGGAAGCCGCCTGGGAACTTCGTGGCACACTAGATGCCAAATTTAAAACCATAAAGTCTTAAGGGTGAATCATTATGCATCTCACAAAAGAAGTAACAGACCACCTTCGGGGTAAAGACCTGATCTATCCCGGCAAGCGTGACTACACCACGCTTTACGTATACAACCGTGGTGCGGTACTCGCAGCAGCACTCACCATAGCGGAAGTTCTTTGTGCCTCTGAAAAATTCATGGACCTCGAAGCATCGCTCAAAGCCATGGGTATCACGGACGTACTGAACAACGACTTTGACAAACTCCCAGGCCAGCTGAAGACCCTCGGACTCACTGTCGAGAAAGTTCTCGATGAAGAGGCTTACAAGGCTGCGAATGATCAGTACCGGGAAACTATCGGCGAGCGTATTACCAAATTCCGTGCCGATCTGTATGAATACTATGGGGTTACAGATAACCCTAAAGCCGACCTCTGCTACGACAAGGCTTATGACAGTGGTCACTCCGCTGGTTATGATGAAGTTGCCGCACACTTCGGCAACCTCGTTGATTTGATTGTATAAATGGAGAACACTATGTATGAATTGAGTCCTAACCTGGAACAGAGGATCAAAGACCTCATCGCCAGCGAGCCAACGTCGGATGACTTCACGACTTTTACCGTGAACATCAACGACCAAGAGCGCCAACAGATGAGCGGAAAGGAACTCCGACAGCGCCAGGAAGCGAGCCAGGAGAAAGCTGGCGAGATC